AAATGGATTAACCAAGTCCACTTAGAAGCATGGAGGCGAGGTATTAAAACATTATATTATATGAGAACGGAGTCGGTGTTACGCGGTGATATTGCCGCTAAAGCAATGGATCCAGACTGCATATCTTGCGATGGATAAAAAAAGGGGCCGCAAAGCCCCTTAATTATTTATATTGATGGCTCAGTTGGCCAAAATGCGGTTTTATTTTCCGCTTTAAAATCTGTAGTTGGAAGATCTCTAAGCTCTTGTCTGTAAGTGGCATAAGGTGTTTTTATACTATCAGGTATATCAGCGCCTTGTGTCCAGTCACTATCTTTTAACTTTTGATTTCTTTCAGCTCTTTTTTTAGCCCAAAATCTTGCTTCATCTCTTGCTTTAGCGTCTTCAAAATCTTGTGCTCGCTTTGCATTTTCAGTTTCATGATAAGAAATATATTCTTCTTTAGTTGTCCACGATGATATCATATTTTTAATTTTTAATATTATTAATTACGTAAATCATATGCCTCAGTACCTACATTACCTACTGAATCTATTGCTAGCCTTCTCCAATTACCAGCTTGGTTTTTTATTATTAGTCCATGATTAGAATATGGTTCTCCTTTAATTACTAAACTTTCTTCCATTTCAACTTCATTTGTAGATTTAATCAATTCAAATTGAGGTGCGTCTGCTGGTAATGTGCCCGCCTCCACAGCCGACTGTTGATATGCCCATTCAATAGGTGCCATACCTTGAGTACCAAACTGGAAATTAGCCGCACCAAATGGGCTCTGATAGTTAGCAAAATTATTCATCCCTGCTTGTCCATTAGGGTCCCATAAATCAACATCATTTCCATCTGCATCCAACATTCTCCAATAGTAATCGGATGTTGGATTACCTGTAAGCAGGTCCACACCTTCTTCGAAGAAGATTAATTTAAAATGATCAAAATCAGGATTAATACTAGCCCCCCAAGGATTACCATTAAAATCAGTCATAAATTGTCCAGCTGGAATATTTTCTTTATTTTTAATTCTAATTATAGCATTTCCTTCTGGAGCATCTAAAAGTCCAGAGCTATATTTTAGTCTAAACTTAACCACAGGATATGGAATCGTTATTTGATTTCCGGGGCCCTGAAGAGTTCCCTGAGCAAAATATTCAAAATTAGAATACAGCCCTGGAGCCATTCCGCCTTGATTATCCATTTCAAATTGAAATGTAGTAACATTACCGATTGTATTTGCATTAGCCATTCCAATATACCCTGATACCCATGTAGCTAATACTGTTTCTTGTGGATTATTTAAATTACTAGTATCAGCGCCTCCGACTGCTGCTGCTTCTCCAAACACACCTTGTTCATTGGCTACAGCAGAAGTTAAACCCCCTGTAGTTGGGTCAGCTGATATTTTTGTATTTCCCACATATAAAGAATCAGAAGATAAATATAAATCTCTAAATTTATTTGTTGCGGAACCTAAGTCTATCTGCTCATCACTAGCAGGAGTTATAGAGGTATTATTCATAGAAATTCTATTACCTCCTTCGTGTTGTAATACTATATTCCCTGAATCATCTGCAGCAATATAAGTATCATCATTTGTACCTAAAATTATCTTATTATTATCTGGCATTTTTACTTGTTATTTATTTGTTATTTATTTGTTATTTATTTTTTATTTTGCATTATTTTTTTAGCTTTATCTCTATCGTCATAATCTAATGCTGCTTTAAGAATTATTTTATCCATTACATCATCTTGATTATCAAGCATTTGTTTTTGTAAATTAATCACCATACCTTCTAAGTCATCTTTTGATTTAGTAAGCATATCAATTTGTAATTGTTTCTTTTCAAGATCGCTTTTAAGCGCGTTTATATCGTCTGGTTTAGCACCAGTAATTGTGCTTACTACAATTCCAATACTTGCGGAGATTGTGCCTATAAGCATCATTACCACTTCTTTATTTGTATCTAATACAGGAAATTGTATAAGTACTACGATAATTCCTATAACAAATAAAAATATAAATAGTGATCCAACATAATGTCTAATTTCGCGTGCAACGCCGTTTTTGGGGAGAGCCATACTTTATTTTTTTGTTTGTTTGTAAATTTGCATAATGGTATATATTGCTGTAAGCAATAATACAATAGTTTGTAAATATTGGTTTAGTGGGGCCATTGTTGTAAATAATGCTGTAATGTTTAATCCGTATACTTTTAATGATTCCATCGTATTAATATTTGCAAGAACTTTTCATCGTAACGGGACTTACTCTACGCGGCTTACCAGCTGGCTGTCCTAAAGATGTTTTCTCTCTAATTTTACTTTTCTTTTCTGCCGATGACATCTCACTCACTGTCTTCGGTGTTTTGCTTGATATTCTTTTTTTAGGTCTGCAATATGGTGTACCTCTGCTTTCTCCTTTACTTCTACCACATGGCTTACCAGTTTTAACATCAGTCCATTCTTCTTTAAACCAACGTTTAAGCGATGCTCCTTTTGCGGTTTTACGTACAGCCATTATCCTATATTTCCTTTTCGTTTTCTACATTTAGCAATATAACCCGATGCATAAGCTGATGGAAATACTCTATACTTTGCTTTTGCTTTACGATAACATGCATCCTTCAATGTCAAAGGTGTAGATGTTTTTGCTGTTATTGGGTTATATTTCATAATTTAATATTTACAAGATGTTCTTTTAGTAAAAGGAGAAACTTTTTTTAGAAATGCAAAATCTGTTTCAGAAGAAGGAGCTGTTTCTTGTATAGTGTTAATTTTATTTTCTTGCATTTTTTTTCTTGCACTTTCTAAACCAATTTTTGCAGTTGTAACCCCTTGGCGAATACCCATAGCTGTTTCAAACTTTTCTAATCTTCTTTGTTTACGATTAGCTTTAATATCTTTAGCTTGATCCTCAGTTATGCCTTTTCTAGCCGCAAATTTTTTAGCACGATTAGTTTGACGAGTTTCTTTATTAGCTCTTCTTTTACTCCCACGAGCTTCTATTTTTTTTAGCTTTTCACCTGATACTTGCTTTGCCATAATGTTTTATTTTATACCAACTTTAATTTTATTTTTTTTCAAACCAGTTTGAATTTTTACAGGTTTTTTAATTGATTGTTTTTTAGTTTGCTTTTCAATCATATTTAAATCCCACTCACTCCAACCAAGTGATAACGCTATTGCTTGCCATAATTCTGTTTCAGGTTGCATAGCTGTATAAATATGATCTGCTTTTTGTACTACACGATCCGCAGGTAAGTTTGTTCCTGCTGATATAACTTTTCCAACTGCTAAAAATGCTGGATTTTCTAAACTGAATCCTTCAGTAAATACTTTTTCTTTTGATTGCTTATAAGTAAAAGTTTTACCAGCAGAAACTAATTTTCTTAATTTTGAATTGATTGGTGGCGACAATGCAGTAGCTTCAATTGCAACTTTAGTATAATCAGGTCTTGATTTTTCAGACTCTTCAATTATTTTTAAAATCATATTTTTAGCAGTAGCAGCAGCAGCCCCATAAACGCCTGATCCTCTTAAAAAAGTATCTAAGCTACTGTTACCTATTCTAAATAATCTTGATTTTTCTTTATCATCATCTTCATCATCAAACAATAAAGCAAATAATCCTTGTTGTAAAGCAGAGAATATAATATTCTGTATTACACTATAATAAGCAATCTTACTAATATTTGTTTTCCAATCTCCACGTCCATTGATTAAATCTAATGAAGCTTTTTTAGTTAAGCGAGCATATTGCATAGGTGTATTACCAAAAGCTAATATAAGGCGCCTTAATGAGCTTGCTTGTTGTAATGATATTATATCAGGTCTTGCAGACTGTTGTGTTTCTTCTGCAATTTCTTGAAAATCTGTAAATGCTTTTGTTTCAGCTTCTTGTTGTGATAAACCTTCTTTTTTATATTTTTTTATTCTATTACGGTAAAATGTAGCTCCA